GTATCAGCATATAAAACAAAACCAACTGTTATCATATAAGGTAGTGGTTCTTCCGCATAAAGTTTAGCTTTATCTTTTTCTAACCACCCTTCACCCCCTACAGTGTAGGCATCTACCCACAATATTTTTGCTAGGGGTGGTATAGTATGTGTTATTTTAACATCACCTAAAAACTTTTCTAAAGGAGTCTTATCTTTTATTTTTTTCATGTTTTTCTTTGTCCCATAAGTAAATAATAAAGGAAATCTCAATAGCTATTACTAATAATAAACCAGCTGTCATAAGTCCATAACCTCCAAGTAAGGGTGTTTACCATCTATAACTACACCACAAGAAACTACTGGTTTCTTAAGGTGATTCTTACCATAACTAAAACCAATGTGATTATTATTCACACCACATCCTACATCCATACCAAAGTATCTTGTGGTTGGTCCAACCAACCAGTTAATACCAGCTATACTGTGGTGATGACCCATCACACAAGAGATTGCTCTTGACTTTGCTTGGTTAAAACTTGGGTATAAACCACCAGTACCAGTACCATGTGTATAGTATACATCATCAATCATAAAACTGTAGTCCCAATGCCATCCCTTAGTACCGTAGATTTCATTATATCCCTTGATATAGAATGGGGGAATACCAACATCAGCATTCAAACGATACACCCGTTCGTCGTGATTACCAATGCACACCCTAAGTTTAGGAAATACTTGATACCATTTAGCTATGTTTAACACAGCTTTCTTATACTCAGCAGTAGCATCCTGTGCATTAGGATGTTTCTTATGGAAGGATATAGCATGGTGGTCTACTACATCCCCAATATGTATAACATTATTACAAGAATACTTATGATAAATTTTAGATACAAACTCAAGATACTTTGAATGACACGCAGGGAAATGCGTGTCACCTATTACTAACACTCTACTCATCGTTTAATCCTTCTTCTATGTAAACACTTACATGTAGATTTTGTTGTTGATCAATATTATTTTCTTTAAAAACATTAGGTATATTTGATAAGAATATTTTACTAAAGTTTGAGGTTGGAAACCATACATTAAATAATTTAACTTTAGTCTTAGATTTTGCAAGCTTAACTAAGGATAATAAACATTGATCTAACTCATACTCACACGTTACTTTATGTAGTTTCTTTTTCATTGGAAAAGATATTGTGCTGATAAAACATTATCAATATCTAAATCTCCTTTCTCAGGTGGGTTAGGTAACTCTATGTTGAATTGATTCTGTAATTGGTTTCTTAATGATTCTAATAAATCTATTGAATGCATAGTATGAAACTCTTCCAAGGTAAACTTCCTCATTAGTGCTACGTTAGGGGCATGACAACCATAAGAATCATGCACCATACTCAGTGAAGTTATGTTAGCTGTTATCATCCTAAGAATAGTAGACCACATATGGCTAGCATCAAGCGAGTGAATATAGTTGGGGGCTATAGCTAGGTTAACAGCTCTTGTATCTACAAGATCAGGATTAAACGTACCAAAATATAATTCTTTCATATTAAAAAGTTTAGTTATAGATCTTCTTGTTTCAAAAGGAAAGTACTGATGTACTACATGAAAGCCACATGGTGTTATCCACTCTAGTGTTTTATTATTTTTACTTATCTCATCAGCTATAAACTTTAACCAAACTTTTCCTTTGTTAGGTTGTATAAGAGTTCCTTTTAAAGACTTGTCTATAAAGGATGATAACTCCATCACAGCACCAGCCATCTTTTCTTTATCTACCCAATCAAGATGTCCCTCAGATTTACAATACCTACGTATACCAAACAAGGTAACACCATAGGGGTCAGTCATAACAGCTCTCTTACATATAGATCTATTTATATAACCATTCCAATGAGTGAGAAATTCTTTAGCCCACTTACCAGACTTAGTGTCTTGTTCTTTAACAAGATCCATAGACACAGTTACTAGATCAGCAACGTGTTGATATAGATCACCAGGTTTTTCTACATTCTCTAGGTTAACATGCTTAGATAATTCTTTAGCTTTCATTAAGGCTACCCAATGTTGAACTCCATTACAAGAACCATCCATCTGTACTGGTATTTGTGTTAACCCATCTGATCTAAGTAGATCAAATATAGCAGCTAATCTTTGAAAGGATGTATTCTTTTTCTTTTTATTACATACCCACAAACCTTTATGGTTGTAAGGATCTTCGTTAATAAGTTCAAAGCTTTTCATGTTATCATCAACCCACTTAACTCTATCATCAAACAATAACTTATCTTGATCAAACAAGTTTGCTAAGTGTACCTTAAGCCAGTACAAACCCTCTGTTGTTTGGGGTAAACCAATAGAGAATTGTATTAACCCTCTATCAAAATCAGATGATTGAGATGATAATAAATCACAAGCAGAGTTAGCTCTACCTCTAAAGTCACATGTATATATTTGATAAAAGAACTTAGCCTTAACTAAATCATTAGCTAACTTGAGTCGTACTAACATACGTCCACGTGCACGTTCTTCTTTAAACCAAGTACTATATAGATCTTGTTTTATAGTACACCACTTAGCCTTATCTTCTTTAGTACCATCTGTTGGATATGGATCTGAGAAACCAAACTCCATAAAAGAATAGGCGGGTAGGTTACAACACTTGGTATTGTTTCTAAATAAATTATTCATAACATCTAATACCCTAGTGTTTATACTCCATTCGGTATGCATCATAGCATTTAAACCATCAACAACCATATCAGATGGAGTAGATCCTTTTTGTACAACAACCTCATCCCAAGATACATCCTTAAACTTTTGTACCATAGGTTTACGAACAAACTTAAGTATGTTACCACCAGATTCTTTTAAACTATGGGGTACAGGTGGTACTATCATAGGTCTATATAACAATGATGCTACTGAAACCATATCAACATGTCTTTTATTTAATTCATTTAATACATCAGAAGAGAAACATAACACAACTCTTTCCATCCATTTTTTACCTGTGTTTACCCTAATATTTTTAGAGTATATAACATTAGACTTCTCTATAATCCTTATCATATGGTGACCAAAGTCTTCTCTATTTTTTCTACTAAAATTCTTAGGAGAAAGATTACCCATCTTCTTAGTGAAGGCTCTACATCTTTTAGGTGACCAGTTCTTTTGATAGTGTGATTGTTTCATCCAATCATTTCTATTGTTATCCTTACTGTGTTGGTAGGCTATAATTTCTATGGCTAAAGAACTAATACTATGCGCTATTGTTTGTGCTGTTGGTAAGGCTGTAAACAAATCAGAATCTTTAGAGTCCCAAGACTTACTTGTGAACCATTCTAAAATCATACACCGCATAGTAATATCTGCCATCTTAGAAGCACCTAAAGAAAACATAGGGTGTACCCAGTTGGGTGTCCTATCACTAATAGATGTTTTATCTATCCACTCTTGA